TGACCGAGGGAATTGAAAACGGCATGGTCGTCGTTGCGCAAGACACCCAGCGCGGCCAATACATCGCCATGAAAAACTGGCTCAAAGAGGCATACGGCAAATGAACCACCGCATGGTGACCTTGCACAACGGCCAGGTCGTCAGCTCTTGGTCCGAGGATTGGCGCCTGGAGTGCGAGGCCATGCACGTACTCGACCTGCCAAAAAACAAGCGAGCCGGCTACCTGAACAAAGTCGAAGACGAGCGCGGCAAGCAAGCGGTCGACAAGCTCAAGGAAATCATCCTGGCCATTCACAACAAGCGCAAACATGCCCAGGCATTCGTCTGACTTACTGTTGCAAATATTTCACCGTTGGTGGAAAATGCCACGCAAGTGCAACCACGGCGCTACGTTGCCAAAATGAAACGAAGGAAGATCGTGATCATTGCTGTCAACGAACAAGGGTACCGGATCGGGTCATCCCACCACAACGCCACCATCTCCGACGAGGTCGTCGACAAAATGCGCGACCTTCACGAGGACGACGGCATCGGCTACCGGCGACTGGCCAAAATGTTCAACCTGTCGCGCTCGGTCGTCGCCAAGCTGTGCAAGTACGAGCGCAGAGCTCAAACACCACAACGCTGGAAGAAGGTTGTAAAAAATGAAAGCGAAGACTGAACCGGCCAAGCGAGGCGCGCCGTCAAAGTACTCGTCTGAACTCGCAGCCGAAATCTGCGGACGCCTGGCTGCAGGCGAAAGTCTTAACAAAATTACCAAAGATCCGCACATGCCCAACATGGTCACCGTCTACCGGTGGATGATGGAGCATGAAGATTTCCGCAACAGTTACGCACGCGCACGCGAAGACCAGGCCGAGACGATGGCCGACGAGATGTCGGTAATTGTGGACGAGATGCCGCCCCTGGACGCCAACGGCCGCACCGATTCTGGCTGGGTCCAATGGCAGCGCAACCGCATCGATGCGCGCAAATGGATTGCGGCCAAGCTCAAGCCGAAGAAGTACGGCGACAAGGTCGACGTCAATCATGGCGGCGGCGTAGCCATCACGGTCAACACCGGCATACCGGATGGCGAATAACAACATCGACCTGGGCTACCGGCCCCGTGCCTGGCAGCTCGAGTGCCACAAGGCGCGCAAACGATTCACGGTGCTGGCCCTGCACCGACGTGCCGGCAAGACCGAGCTGGCGCTGATGGAGCTGATACACCGGGCCCTGAAGTTTGACAAAGACCTGGGCCTGTTCTTCTACGTGGCGCCCTTCCTGAAGCAAGCCAAGACGATTGCCTGGTCCAGGCTGAAGCAGAAGCTCGAGCCGCTGCGCATCCTGAACGCTGTCGACATCAACGAGGGCGACCTGATGGTTACCTTCAAGCACAACGGCGCCGTGATCCGGGTGTTCGGCGGTGATAACCCGGATGCGATGCGCGGCGTCCGCCTGGATGGCTGTGTGATCGACGAGGTGGCGCAGATCAAGCCCGAGGTGTGGGTCGACGTGGTGCAGCCAACCCTGTCGGACCGCAAAGGGTGGGCCATGTTTATCGGTACGCCGGCTGGGGTCAACCTGTTCTCGGAGATCTACTACAAGGCCATGGCGCTGCCCGACTGGCACGCTGGCCGCTACACGGTCTACGACACCCAGGCCATCGACCCGGACGAGGTCGAGCGCTTGAAGCGCGACATGTCAGAGACGGCATTTGCCCGTGAATTCCTGTGCGACTTTGCCGCCGCCGGCGACGACCAGCTCATATCCCTCAACGACGCCGAGAACGCCGCCAGGCGCGAGTATGTCGACCGGGATATATCCCAGGCACCCCGGGTCATTGGCGTCGATCCTGCGCGCTTTGGTGACGACAGAAGCGTGGTATTCAAGCGCCAGGGCCTGGTTGCCTTCAAGCCCGACATCTACCGCGGCATCGACAACATGGACCTGGCTGCCCGGGTGGCGTTTGCCATCCAGGATTGGCGGCCGGATGCTGTCTTCGTTGACTCGGGCGCCGGGGCCGGTGTGATCGACCGCCTGCGCCAGCTTGGCCACGACGTGATCGAGGTGCCATTTGGTGGCAAGGCAGTGCAGACCAACCTGTACGTCAACCGCCGGGCCGAGATGTGGTTTGAGCTGCGCGACTGGCTAGTCAACGGCGGCAAGATCCCGAACGACCCGACGCTTAAGCAAGAGCTGGCCACGCCCATGTACTGGTACGATTCGGCCGGCCGGCGCGTGCTCGAGCCCAAGGACGAGATCAAGAAGCGCCTGCAGGGTGGCGGCAGCCCGGACATGGCCGACGCCCTGGCGCTGACGTTTGCCTACCCGGTATCGAAGCGCGCCGAGGTCGACATCATTGCAGATCAGTACGGCATCAGCCGCAAGCAACAGCACCGAGAATACGATCCGTACAGCCGGATGAACTAGGTACCCGTAACCAGTCAACACCGCCATAAATTGCAACATGACAGAGATCCGCAAAGTCACCGTCGCCGAGTACTACGCCGAGCCGAATATCGCGGAGCTGTGGGAGCTGTACGCGGAGGAATCCAAGATCAAGGGATTGCCACCGCACAACCCGCAGCGCCACATGTACGAGGCCATGGAGAGCATGAACATGCTGCATACGTGGGGCGCGTATGACGATGGCAAGCTGATCGGGTTTGTCGCGTTGCTGGTCAATACGGTGCCGCACTACGGCCTGCCGATTGGCACGTTGGAATCGTTCTTTGTGCATCGCTATTACCGCAAGGGCGGCACGGGCGCCAAGCTGCTGCAGACTGCTGAAGCGCACGCCAAAGAGCTGGGTGCGTTTGCCATGTTTGTGAGCGCACCGACAGGCGGCAAGCTCGAGAAGGCCATGCCAATGTGGGGATACCGGCACACGAACACGACGTTTATGAAAGAGCTGACATGAGCAACCTGGTGGTGGCCGACAGCAAGATCCCGGCGATGTCGGACCAGTCAATTAACCTGGTTCGACAGTTCGAAGATTTTGTGTTGACGCTACCGCAGGAGACGGTCGAGACGCATCACGTCATCCACGGCGGCATGTACGCGAGAACGATCATGATGCCGGCCAACACGGTATTGACCGGCGCCCTGGTCAACGTGCCGACCATGCTGATCATTAACGGCAGCGTACGCGTGACGATCGGTGACGAGGCGGTGTACCTGAACGGGCATCATGTGTTTGCCGCAAGCAAGCATCGCAAGCAGGCGTTTTTTGCAGTCGAAGATACGTGGTTGACCATGGTGTTTGCGACAAAGGCGCAGACGGTCGAAGAGGCGGAGGACGAGTTTACCGACGAGGCGGATCGATTGCTGTCTCGCAACGCGTCAGCCAAGAATTCAATCATCATCACAGGAGAATGACATGTCAGGAGCAGTTACGTTTGTCGCAGCGAATGCACTACCAATCGCCGCAGCCAGCGCTGCAGCCGCCACCGGGTATTCCATTTACGCGGGGGAACGTGCGGCAGACCAAGCAGAGCGTGCTCGACGCGAGCAGGCAGCAATTCAGAACAAATCGCTGGCTATGCAAAAGCAAGCGCAGGCAGAAGCCAGTGCTGCAGCAGAAAAGCAGGCCAAGGCGTCTGAACAGGCAATGAATGCGGCCAACCGCAAGAGCCCGGATGTCTCAAGCATTGTTGCCGCAGCCGAGACAACGCAGCAGGGCGGCGTCGGATCGACCATGCTGACCGGCCCGACCGGCGTTGACCCCAACGATTTGAAGCTTGGTAAGTCCACATTGCTGGGTGCCTAAATGAGTCAGTACACCGGCGACAATAAGTCGTACAAGGGCGCGCCACCACGCGACAAGCTTTGGACCCGATGGGGTCAGCTCAAAGCCGAACGCGCATCCTGGTGGGCGCACTGGCAGGAGATCACCACCTACCTGCTACCGCGCAATGGCCGCTACTTCCGCCAGGACCGCGACAAGGGTTGGCGCCGGCACAATGCAATCTACGACAACACAGGAACCAGGGCGTTGCGAGTCCTTGGTGCGGGTATGATGGCCGGAGCCACCTCGCCAGCTCGCCCCTGGTTCCGCCTTGGTACTGCAGACCCCGAGCTCAATTCTTACCAGCCGGTCAAGCTGTGGCTCGACGATGTGACGCACCGGATGCAGATCATCTTCCAAAAGTCGAACACGTACCGCACCATTCACCAGATGTACGAGGAGCTCGGCGCATTCGGCACATCAGCATCGATCGTGCTGCCCGACTACAACAACGTCATCCACCACTACCCGTCGACCATCGGCGAGTACTGCATCGCGACCGACTGGCAGGGCAGGGTAACAACAATCTACCGCGAGTTCGAGAAGCAGGTGTCGCAGATCGTCAAAGAGTTCGGCATCGAGAACGTCAGCAACACGGTCAAAAGTTTCTACGACAGCGGCACGCTCGACGCCTGGATACCAATCATTCACGCAATTGAACCGAGGGCCGACCGCGACCTATCGAAGCGCGACAGCCTCAACATGCCATGGCGCTCGATCTATTTCGAGGTGGGCGGCAACCCGGACAAGTACCTGCGCGAGTCTGGTTTCAAATCGTTCCCGGCACTGGTGCCACGCTGGGCCATTGCAGGCGGTGACATGTACGGCAACTCGCCAGGCATGGAAGCCCTGGGCGACGTTAAACAGCTCCAGCACGAGCAGCTACGCAAGGCGCAGGCCATTGACTACAAGACCATGCCACCGCTGCAGGCGCCGACGTCATTGAAGAATCGCGACGTCGAGAAGCTGCCAGGCGGCATCACGTTTTACGAGGCCAACAGTCCGCAGGGCGGTATCAAAACCATGTTCGACGTCAACCTGGACCTGCAGCACCTGCTGCTCGACATCCAGGATTGTCGCGAGCGCGTGCGCGGCGCCTTCTACGCTGACCTGTTCCTGATGCTGGCCAATGCGACCGACACCAGGATGACGGCCACCGAGGTTGCCGAGCGCCACGAAGAGAAGTTGTTGATGCTGGGCCCGGTGCTCGAGCGCCTGCACAACGAGCTGCTCGACCCGTTGATTGACATGACCTTCGAGCGCATGGTAGAGGCCAACCTGGTACCGCCACCGCCGCCTGAACTGCAAGGAATGGAGCTCAATGTTGAATTCGTCTCGATGCTGGCACAAGCCCAGCGCGCTATCGGCACCAACAGTGTGGACCGCTTCGTGGGCAACCTGGGCGCGGTGGCACAGTTCAAGCCGGATGTCCTGGACAAATTCGACGCCGATCAGTGGGCAGATTCCTACAGCGACATGCTGGGTGTCGATCCCAAGCTGATCATCGCCAACGACAAGGTGGCCCTGGTCCGCCAGGCACGCGCACAAGCGGAAGCAGCGCAGGCGCAAACCGAAATGATGAAGCAACAGTCAGAGACAGCACGCAACCTAGCAGCATCGCAAACCGGCGGCGACACCAACGCGCTGATGGACATCATGAACTTATATAGCGGATACGGTTCGCCGTCCGCAATGGAGGTATAAATGGCAACGAAAGGCACACTGCTGTACGGCAACGACAGCTACGGCAGCTCGAGCGACGCATCCGAGTTCATCACCCGGCTGCTGCATGGATCGACTGCGGTCCACATGCACCACCTGATGGTCGAGGGCCCGGGATCGTACGCAGCGCACATGGCGCTGGGCATGTACTCGGATCTGGCCGACCTGGCTGACGGCTTGGCCGAGTCCTGGATGGGTTGCACTGGGCAAAAGCTGACCTTTGGCGGCGGCTCGTTCACGATTGCTGGTGATGCGATGGCCGAGGTGCAAGGTTTGTACGACTACGTCGAGAGCAAGCGCGGCATGATGGGCAGCGATTCGCACATTCAGAATGACATCGACGGTATCTGCACGTTGCTGTCGTCGACCCTGTACAAACTAAAGCGCCTGGCATAAGGAAACAAGCATGGCCCTGGTCAACATGAAGATGAGCCGTGAAGAGGCGAAGGAATACACCGCTATCGAAGCCTCGGATGATGGTCCGCAGTACCCCTACGGCCTGCGCATTGACCTGAACGACGACTCGCTTGAGAAGCTGGGCATCACCGCTTTGCCCAGGGTGGGCACCGAGATGACCATCACGGCCAAGGTTGTGGTCACCAGCGTGAGCGCCTACGACAGCCAAGGCGGCCAGCCCGAGCAGAACGTCTGCCTGCAGATCACGGACATGGAACTTGGCGCAGGCAAGACACAAAGCGACGCGGCAACGTCGCTGTACGGCGCTTGATATGACCATCGTCCAAAAATACGCCGGCTCGCCGTTCCTGTATGACGCCGACACCGGCGACATCATCGGGGTCAAAGATCCAGATGGGTCCGAGCTGCTGTTCATGCGCATACCGCATGTTGCGTCGTTCTATGACACCACGCACCAGACGGCCACAGCGAACACGGCCACGGCCGTCGGCTGCAACACGGCAGACATCAGCCGGGGCATATCGGTAGTAAGCGGCAACCGGTTCACGGTCAGTCGCAAGGGCACCTACAATTTTCAGTTTTCCGCCCAGCTCTTGAACACCGATTCGGCGGAGCACAACATCAGCATTTGGTTCCGCAAGAACGGTAACGACGTGGCCAACAGCACCACAGACATCACGGTGCCGTCGAGACATGGATCTGTTGATGGCGCGGAGGTTGCGGCCTGGAACTTTTTTATTGACTTGCTGGCCGGCGAATATGTACAACTGATGTGGTCGACGCCATCGACGGCGGTGTCACTTGACTACACTGCGGCCAGGACCGCCCCGGTCAGGCCTGCGGTTCCGTCGGTAATTGTGACCATGAATGAGATCGATGGCTCGTACCCGTGAGTTTAGTGGCACTAAACAAATTCGCACGGCATGAGAATTGCGTACCCCATTTGGTACTGATAAGCGTATTTCTGTTAAGCCTTTTTCGTACTTAACCCACCGTAGTTACTGCTGTTTAATATATTAAACGAGTTATCAACATCGCCGGCCAAAACGAACACGTCAAAACCGATTGTGGAAAACGGTACCCGTAATGCCGCCGGCCGTGGATAGATTGTCAACTATGAGCGCAAATTACGACCCTCTCGATATTCGAGGTCAAGAGCGTGAGAAGGCCGAAAAGGAAGTACGTGCCAAGCTCGACCGCGAAAACGAGGAAGCCGATTTGAAGTGGCTCATGGGCAGCAAACGGGGGCGCCGGATTGTATGGCGTCTTCTGGAGAACTCGGGCGTGTTCCGCATGTCGTTCAACACCAACGCGATGCAGATGGCTTTCGCGGAAGGTAACAGGAACTTCGGCAACCGCACGCTTTCGATAATCCACTCGATCTGCCCAGAGCTTTATCCAACGATGGTCAAGGAGCAAACGAATGACAACAGAATCACCGACGCAGGACCAAGCCGCAACGACCACTGAAGGCAACGCCGCATCGGATGCCCTGGACAGCGTACAAGCGACGGCTGACGCGC